GTTTAATATAGAATACGTAGAAGGAAAATCAAACGTTCAAGAGTATGAGAGTAATTTCTTGGCCATACACAATATATTAGAGCTTGAAAGAGTGAGTCCTACCAAAAGAGTCACAAAAGAAACCTCTTACGATAGAAAAACATTGGCAGAACTTATTAAGAAGATTAATCCGATAGCTAAAAAATACGATTTCGAAGTAATGGGAGAAATTCCAGCTAAATTAAAAACAAAGCCTAACTTCTCCTCAGCTCTTTCCAAAAATTACACAGTAGTTTTAACAAAAGGAAAGAAAGAAACTAAATCATTGAACGAGTGGTTGAATAAAGCTAAAAACACAAAAGGTCTAAAGCTAAAATTAAAAGACGGAAAAACTGTTGACGCTCTAAGCAAACAAGTGTTCATCTGGATAATGGACGGAAAACCTGTTGATCAATTGGTATCGGATATGAAAGATGCACAAATAGCAATAGATTCTTTCGTAATATATAATGCTACAATGTATTTAGGCGACGTGATACTAGACTCTTTGACTTCTCCGTTGGGCGATGTTAAAGATCAAGAAGGAATCGTGGTTAGAGACAAGGCCGTTTACGATAAGCCATATAAAATAACTGGATCTTTTATATTAAGAGGTCTTCAAACCGCCTTTGGAAAATAATATGACACCTAAAGAAAAGATAGCATTACTAAAAGATTTCGTGGAATATTGCGAAAACGCCTTAGACATAAAAAATTTACCAAAGATAAAATTTGTTTTTGATAGACAGTGGGCTACTAATATGCACAGCTTCGGTAGATATAGAAATGGAGAAAGAGACGTGACTGTTTACATGAGAAATAGAAATATGGCAGACGTACTTAGAACGTTAGCACACGAACTAGTACACCACAAACAAAACGAATTGGGAAAATTAAATAATGATAGTGGTAAAACAGGATCAGATGTAGAAAACGAGGCCAACGTAAAAGCTGGAATCCTAATGAGAGACTTCGGAAAAGAGCGAGAGGAGATATACGAATCGGAAAGCCTTAAGCTGGGAAGCATACTAAAAGAAATAAAAAGAAAATAAGATGGAAAAATCAGTTTTGAAAAAAGAGTTTAGCAAGAAAGATGTTCAAAGAATGAGGAACATTATCTCTGGTAAAACAGGAGCTGCTACGCAGACTCTTACAGGTTGGGAAAAGAAACATACGGATCATACAGAAGGAGACGTTTGGGAAGAAGATGGACGCACCTGGACTATAAAGAGCGGAATTAAGCAGAATGTTACCAAGCTAGACGGAATAAAAAGATTGGTGGTAATGCCAATAGCCTGTCCCAACTGTGGTAAACACATGAAGATCACAGAAACAAACAAAAAGATGTACTCAATCCACAATATGTGTTTGCACTGTGTAGTTAACATGGAGGCCAAGATTAAATTAGAAGGTAAATGGGACCAATACGAGAAAGGAATCGTTAAATCAAATGCATTGGCAAATCTAGTCGACTTCGAAAAGGCGGTAGACTCGTGGTACCAAGAAAAAGACTCTTTTGTATCAGAATCAGGAGAAGTAGAGAACTGGCAAGGAGGAGATAAGACAAAGATGTACGAAGAGATCAAGACCAGACTACAAGAGATGAAAAACACCGATATTTATTAATAAAATTTTCATAAATGCCAGCGGTATCTAAAAAACAACAAAAATTCATGGGAATCGTTCACGGATTACAAAAAGGAACGGTAAAACCATCAGAGGTATCGAAAAAAGCACAAAACGTAGCAAAACAAATGAAACCAACAGCAGCAACTGACTTCGCAGCCACAAAACACAAAGGACTTCCTAGTAAAGTTAAAAAAGAAAACGTAGACGGAGCAATAGACACTCTATATATGGTTAAAAAGCCTTTCGATGGCTGTAATGCTAGCTCTTTAGTAGCTCCATTGGACCCTTTACAAGGCGCGCAAGATCAAGCAGATCAAGTTCATGGAGTATTTCCAGACCAAGATCAAGCAATGGCAATCGCCGAAACGCTTTACGAAGAGTATTGCGCTAAGATGGAAGCTTTAGAAGAAAAGAAAGGCGCTGTAACAGGCAAGATCTCTTCTGCTATTGACGCTTTAGAGAAGAAAAGAAAAGAACACGTAGACATGGCTAAAGCCGATCCTAAGAACGCATCACAGCACAAAGACAAGATCGCTATGTTAGCTACAAAGATCGACGATTTGATGAGTAAGCTTGAAAAAGTTGAAAGATCAAAGAAAGCAAAAGAAATAGACGCTAAAAAAGATAAAAAATAATGGAAGAAATAGCAAAATTTGTATCGACTCTATTAAATAGTCGTCAACAATCTCAAGTATACCACTGGCAAGCTGTTGGTGAAGGTTCTAACGCTGTTCACTTAGCGTTAAACGACTATTACGATGCAATTATTCCATTAGTTGATGGTTTAGTTGAGTCTATTCAAGGTCGCAATGGCATTATAAGAGGATACGATTTACAATTTACAGTTAGAGAAGACAATAAGCCTTTGGTTTATTTTCAAGCTTTAGTTAAATACGTAGAAGTAATAAGACAAAGACTGCCTCAAGACTCTTACGTACAAAATCAGATCGATGAGATTGTAGATTTATTAGAAACAACTAAGTACAAATTAGAAAACTTAAGATAGTGATTAAATTAGGCAATATTCTTACTGAGATTATTGAAGGCTTACAGGAAGCTAAGTATCAAGGTAGAACTGTTACTCTTAATAAGCCATTTTTAACTCCTGATGGACCTAAAAAGAGATCAGTATATGTTAAGAATGAAAAAGGCAACGTCGTTAAAGTAAATTTCGGTCAAAAAGGAGTTGCAATTAAGAAGCATCTACCTAAACATAGAAAATCTTATAGAGCAAGACACGGTTGTGATAGACCCGGACCAAAATGGAAAGCAAATTATTGGTCTTGTAAAGCATGGTAATATGATAAAATTAAAAGACATACTAGTAGAAATGGGCTCGATGACAATCGCGCCTGTTTTAGATTTATACGATCAGAATCCTCAAAAGGTTTCTAGCATTTTATTTCCAGGTCAAAAGACAAGATCTAAAGACGAAGTAGAAGCTGAATTAAGCGGATTAGATTATAACGAATTCAGTCAATTTAGAGACGAATTAGGAATCGAAGTAGAAGAAAACGCAGAAAGACCAGGATTGTGGGCAAATATTAGAGCTAAAAGAGCAAGAGGAGAAAAACCCGCTAGAAAAGGTACAAAAGCATTTAAGCAAGCAGTTACTGCAGCTAAAGATATTAATAAAAATACTAAATAATGAAACTTAAAGACATTCTTAAAGAGGCAGTAGCCGAAATCTCTTATAAAAATTCAGGATTAAAGAAGCCAAACTTAGCTGACTTAGACAAAGATAAAGAAATCTCTTCTTGGGAAAAGAAAAGAGGCGGAGCTATTGAAAAAAACATGAAAAATGAGTTCAAAAGCCAAGCGCCTAAGAAAGAAGGAATCAAATTTGGTAACGAAGAAAGACCAATGGAAACTATGCCATCATTATCAAGATCTGAGATGACAGCAATGGATTCTAGAAATAATATATGTAAAGAGTGTGGAGCCGCTATGATGTACGAAGATAAGATGTGTGCAGAGTGCGGATGCATGCAAGAAGGCGAAGAGGAATTATACAAGAAAGGCGATATAGTTAATGACGATTATCCTGGTGATGGTGATGCTACTTCTTTAGCTGCTTCTTTTGTAGGAGCAGGAGATGATGGTGGAGAAGCTGCAGCGGATTCAGCAGACGGCGGAGTTGCAGAAGGAATGGATCACGAAGTTTCAATGGCAAAAGCCAGTTTACAAAATATAATAAGCAACGCAAGTGCTTTACTAAATAAATTAGGAGACGACGAAATTGATATTCCAGCTTGGGTTCAAGATCATATCACTAACTCAGACAATTATATTAGTCAAGCAAATGACGGATACTACGAATACGAAAACGGTGAGAATAACGAAATTCCCGATCAACAACCTCAAATGGAAAACAAAGGAGTTGATAAATTAGGATATACTAAAAATGGTCAAGCAGCTGGACCTTTTAGAGGAGCTCAAGGACCAATGCAAATGGCAAGCGGTAACTTAGAAGCTAAAAAGAAATAATTATAAGCATGAATCTAGATAAATTAAAAGGCCACATACCAGACAAGGTAATTGAACAAATTCCAGGAGTAATGGAGAAATTCCAAATCAATACTCCATTGAGATTGGCTCATTTCTTGGCTCAATGCGGTCATGAATCTGGCGGATTTAGATTAACAAAAGAAAACTTAAACTATTCGGCCAAAGGTTTGAATGGTATTTTTAAGAAGTACTTTCCAACATTAGAATCAGCAAAAGCTTATGAAAGAAAACCTGAGAAGATTGCTAATAAAGTTTATGGAGGTAGAATGGGTAACGGCGCAGAGTCAACTGGAGATGGCGCTAAATATTGTGGTCGCGGTTACATCCAATTAACCGGTAAAGACAACTACACAGCTTTCGGAAAATCAATCAACGAAGACATTGCCGCTAATCCAACATGGGTTGCAGAAAAATACGCTTTGTTATCCGCTGCATGGTTTTTCAATAAGAATAAATTACATATAATGGCTGATGGCGGTGCTACTGATGCAGTAGTTACTTCTATTACAAAGAGAGTGAACGGCGGAACTATAGGATTGCCTGACAGAATCAAACATTTTAAAGAATATCACGCATTGTTATCATAATGAATAAAGACTTACACATACTAAAGGCCATTCTTTTAGAAGCTGACGAAGAGGACAACGTTAAAGACAAAGAAAAAGAAGTCGAGAAAAACGACGCTGAAGAAAAGGCTGACGACAGAGCTAACGAAAAAGAAGACAAACCTGATTCTGCTTTCGATAAAGATCCAATGGGTTTTATTCTAAAGAAGTACCATACATTGAACGAGTTATTAGCAGAATTAATGACTCCAGATTTCAAAGAATACATTACAGCAATATTCATTCAGTCTCCTAAGCCAACTACTTTTAAAATTGTTTTACACAACAGTCAATTCTTTTACTTATCTTATATGGGCGATAATGTTTACGAAGCGATAATAGCTGGTAAGAGACATTACTTATCTAGTATTGGTGAGAAAGAAAGATCTATGAAAGGCATTAGTAGACTATTACAACAAGGAAGTCCATTAAAAACAAAAGGTCCTGAAGGCGCAGAACAAGGCACAAGACCAGAAGGCGAAGACGACGGAAGTTTAAGTGGTGGAAATAACAACGGAGGTGGAGATCAAACTGGCAAAGAAACGGCACCAGATACAGAAGAAGACTCTGACAACGAACCGTTAACAGAATCAATCATACTAAAGGCTTTGATTAAAGAAGCAGTAACTCCTGATTTAAGATCTACTTTCAATTCAGAAATGAAAAGATTAAATTTACCTGGAGACAAAGGAACTAAAAAGCCTGCGCACATAAGATATCAATTAGGTACTGATCCAGCTAAAAGCATTACTAAAGCTGCAGATAAAGTATTAGGAAAAGGTAATTATACTATGGCTGATGTTAAAAAAGGAACAAAAGACTCAGCATCTGGAACTTATCCGACTATAAAAGTAACAGTAACAAAACCTACACAAAATTTCAAAAAAGGAGATTTTGTTTTAATAGTAAATCAAACTGGTCAAGAGAATAAAACAGTTACTTTCAAAGCATTAACTCCCGTTAAATTGGGAATTGCTGGAGATTATAAAGATCTAAACAGTCTTGTACAAGCAACTACAAGAGCGGTTCAAAAAGATAAAAACTTAGGAAAAATATTAACAGGATTGGTTACAGATACTGCTAAGAATACACCTACTTCAAAATCAGGTCTATCTAAATTAAGAAGCGGTAAAACAAATGTACCACTTTCAAAACAAACTACGCAAGCATTGGGTGGCATTTCCAAAGAAGACAAAAATACAATAGGTAAAGACTTTGGAGAAGTTCTTGGAGGAATATTCTTGGGTAAAATGG